ATGCTCTGCAAACTGTTTCGCCAATGCATGACCATGATTTACGCCGGATGAGAAGCAAATGGTCTTCTTGTATCCACCAAAAACTCGTTGGCTAATTGAAATGTAGTCCGCAACCACATCACCAACCACCACCAGACCGCGCTGTTCTAGCTCATCCTTCTGCCACTCTCCAGCCGTTACCGTAACGCCCGTGGTGTCAATCTCTGTAGCACAAAAGACTCGGAAGGGAACCAAATAGTTCTCGTCCACCAGCTTTTTCATGGTGACAACGTTCACAATGTCTGTGAAATAGTTGCCCAATTCAGGGTGAAATGGTGTAGCAGTTAAGCCAACAATCTTGGTTTCGGGATTGGCTTTGATGTAGTCCTTCAAAGACTTACGCATGACCGCATGAATCTCATCCACAATAATGAGATCAACCTTGGGCCACTCGTCCTGTCTTTCTAGGGTTTGTATGCTGGCGACTTGAACCTTTTCGTAGGGTCTGTAACGCCAATGAGAAGACATTAGAACGCCATGCTCTATGTGGCTTCTTTCTAAGTGTCTGGAGAACTGGTCAACCAAAACCCTACGATCACAAACAAACATGACTCGGGAACCTTTTTCCCTTGCCGCTTGCAGCATACTCAGGGCGACAACGGATTTACCCGAGCCTGTTGCCGCCGCTAGAACCTGTCGTTTGTGTCCGTTTATGAATCCTTGTCTTAAGTTTTGTATTGATGCTTCCTGATAAGGTCTAAGTTGTAGCATATTTCCTCTGCGGATAAACCCATCCGCTTGGGTGTTGGTTAAATATCCCTACTTAAAATAATTATTTTCTATTAAAAAGCACAGACCAAATTGCCCCCCCAGAAATTTTAGCAATGAACTGAAGCGCAATAATTTCAGGCATTAAAACACCGAATGCAATGGTTGGGAAAAGCAAAGAGTCAACAGCAGCACCAGCAACATTTGAGATGTTTGTCCGCTTGATCCAAGATCCCGTGATCTTTAAAAACACGGACCAATCCACCAATGCTGCAACAAAAAAAGAAACAGCAGAGGCTATTGCAATCATCCCAGTTGCAGGATTTAGCAAGTAAGTTAATGCGCTTGTGCCTATGATTAAGCAGCCCATTTGCCATGTTTTAATCCTGACGTGCAACCAATCTCTAAGCGTAAGGTCTAGTCCAATCAATAAAAATGCATTTATCGGACTGATTGATGGACCAAATGTGGCAACCAAAAGATTTGCCGCAATCATTGAAGATGCATATGTTAATAGAGCAATGATCATCATTTTCTTTCGGTATGAATTACAACCCCATGATGATTGGCGTTAATTTTTTGAACGCCGCCAAACTTTTCAAACAATTCATCTGCTATGTCTTCATGGAATCCAACATCAAATTTGTTAACAAAATCCAATATTTCCTCAACTAAAATTTTTTTGTTTATTTTTATTTCAAATTTATAAGATATTTCTTCATTGTTTACGGGGCAGCGTACAAAAAATTTGGTTTTGTATGTATTCATAGAAGTGTTTCCTGTTTCATTGGTTGATAAAAATTCCATAGGGGTGGAGAATTAAATGACTCTATTCTTGATCTCATAATCTGAGCTCTAGCCTCCTTTGTGGGGGGCGGGTAATTTCCTGATCTCCATTTGTTATCAATCCCAACATTCCTCCCGATGTTGGTGCTATCTGCTGATGAAAATGGTAGTTTCGTGAAAACAGAAGGATCAAGCATCCTCAATCCATGAAGTTTGCAAGATGGTCTACCAAAATCATCACAAATAATTCTCATGGCTTGGCTAATTCGTATCCACCACATCTGATTGCCAACTGACGCATACTCTCCCGAACTTCCAATACAAACACGAACGTAAGTATTTGCAAGTTGCTCAAGTCTTTCTAAACTTTCGTGCATATGCCAGACAGGCGCACCAAACCAATTGGGTAATGGACAGTCCCGCAGCAGGGCATCATTGTCAGCCTCTGTGCCATCTATAACATCGGGAATCACAGCGAAGTCACAAGATGGGATTCTTTTTAAATTTAATGCCCAATCATAAAAATGATTCCAATCCTCAACTGGTTTGCCACTTTTCCAAGCCGAAAAAGCACCATTGTCAATGGCAAAAGATTGACACACTTCTACTGCCACGGATAGTTGATCAGGATGGGCAAAAGAAACAAAGGCATGACCAGCTTCAATAGCCTTGACCGCCACGGTAGCTGGCGTGATTGGCAACCCATGATAGTGAATCATTGTTAATTTGTCGCTTTGCTTCTCTGCATCGCGGCAATTTGTCGCTTTAGCTGTGCGTTCTCTGCTTGGAACTGATCTCTAGAAATCTTAACCGCCTCCAGTTCTATCTTGGTTAACCGTAATTCCTCTCTTAAATCTTCTATTTCCATTTCAGCCAAGAAGCGATCCTCCTCGGGCAGCGCAGCTAGGGTTAGCTTATCCGTGAGCTTTTGGTTCTCCTCCAGTAGGATCTGAAGGGCGTCATCCTTCTCATCTTGGGGGGTGACTTGAGGGGTGACCTCGGGTTTCTTGTGCTCAGATTTACGCTCTTCGACCTTCCCGTTTCGGTTGATCTTCACCACTTCGGGCTTGTCGCCTAAAGCATTCCTGATCTTAATAACAAATACCGTAGAAACCTTACAAGACCGAGAGATCTCGGAACTCGACCATTGTTTCCATTCCTCATCTTCAAGAAGAGTCATCACGGATTTACGTTTATCCGCATTCGTCCTTCTTAAACCATGTGTGTCATTAGCAGAGAGACTGTAAAGAATCGCGTCTCTGAGAGTACCGTTCTTTACTTCTGCTTCGATCTCAGACCGTCCGGCTTGGACGTGAGCTAAATACCTGTGGAATCCATCCGCTAAGTAGTACTCCAAACCATCGTGGAAAACCACCACGGCGGGAAACTTAGCGCCCTCCTTGAGGGCAACAGCGTAGTCACTAACCACTTGCTGATCAATCTTCTCCCTCGACTGCGTACCACAATCAATCCGTATCTTCTCTACTAGCATCTCATCTCCTAAAACTTGGATTATAAACACAGATTGCAACAAGTCAACACCTACCTGCTACAAAATTTACGATGCAATATGTTTTTCACTTTTGACAATAGCGTCCCCAAGGGTGAGTAGCCGTGGCTGTTTCCCCTTACCCAGCGCAGCTCACTCGTGGATTCTCTGCACCTAGTACACGCATAACGTAGCGATTCACTCGATGGAGGCCTTGTCTATCACCTTGTTTGCCTCCGTCTTATCCAGTCCCTCACTAACAGGCTGGTAGGTCTATACGGGGTGAGATCGCAGACCTGTGTTTTCTTCCGCGCCGCCCATTCAGGCTCTTACTATCGTGCGGAGTACGGTTGCGTGAGAATTGAGACTGGGTAGCTCGCATAAAGCAGCGTTTACTTTTCGTTTAGGAAAAACCCATGACGGCGCTAACCCATCATCTACCCAGTCTGCAAACAAAAAAAGCCACTTACAACTGCCCCGTCGTGGTTCCCCTTAACGGGGCGAGGCATGTGTAAACGGCTTTGATTGTTGACCACGACGACAACACCCCCATTGTACTCGCAATTTGAGGATGCGTCAAGCGAAAAAAAAGGAGGGACTAACCCTCCTTAAACCAACTAGGCAACTGCGTTTCCACAGTTGTGTGAATTCTAATCTAAGCTGCTGATTAAATCAATGGCTTCTTGCGGACTTTTCACTATGGCTAGGATTCCTCCTGTCCATTCTAAGAAGAACTTCTCCTCTGCCGCCGTGAGCTTTCTTGCGCTGGGAGGTTTGTTGCCGTCTTTGACTTCGAGTAAGAGCGTATGCCCTACCCCGCTCGGTCCGGTGTGGCCGACTAGAAGATCGGGGATCCCCTCTCCTTGTGTGACCACTCTAACTGTTGCCCCCGCATCTCTCAGGGCATCTACGATCTCTTGCTGGTTCTCATCGACTCGTCTAGCTCTCATCTCGTCCTCATGTGTAAACGTTTATATATGATTCTACCACCTGTATAGCCATACAGTAAACCTGTTAATTTATACAGTACACCTGTATAAACGATCAGTATAAACCTAGGGCTTACCCTAATAGACTTTCGTTTTTTAGGTGCTAATATTATTTTGTGTCAACTGGTGACACATCAACTAGGAGTTAAACATGAAGACAAAACAAATACCAAACAAGGTATGGATCGAATTGGATCGCCCACGTGATGATGACCACGCCAATCAGATTGCGAAATTGATAAACAATGTTCTTCGCAAGATTGATCCCAACATTGAACGGCAATTCTTTTGGAATTCAGAAGATTGCATTTGGTGTATTGGAAACGACTTCGGTTATATCACGTTGACCGACAACGGCGAGTGGTTTAACCTTGACTATCTCGGTAAAGACTAACCAACCCACGGGGCTTCGGCCCCATTAATAGGAGAGATGAAATGACAACAAAGCGCCAGTTCATTGCAGCAGCAAATAAGCTGGGCATGGACGTTGATTACCACCCATCAAACAAAGCCTACCCATACGACCTCACTCTGGACGCACGTTCTGGGCAGTGGTTTGACAATGACCGTCACTCTGACAGTTCTCTGACAGGTACTGATGAGTCTTGGGAGCCAGATTGGGCAGAGTTGATCTCGTTCCTGCCAGAGATTGCGGCTCAGTTGGGGCCATGCACGGAAGAGGATTGCAGTATTTGTCACCCAGAGTTGGAGGAAGAATGACAGGCGGCAAAACCACGGGGGCTTCGGCCCCTATTTTTTTTCTACGGGTAGTTGACTTGAGGGGAACAAGGTGTTACATTTAACGCACCACCACCACCTAGGAGTCGAGATGAAGACGATAGTTGTGACTTACGATGACACTCAGGAATTCCGTGAAGCCCACTACGCTAGTGAGGCGTGGGAAGCCATCCGAGAATCCGTCTACGCGCTAGACCG